GTCCGCGCCTGTGGGTGGTGAAGGACGAGGATTCGACCCTCTATCTGTTCGGCACCGTCCATGTGCTGAAGCCCGAGACGCCCTGGGGCAGCGCCAAGCTGGACCGGGCCTTCGCCAGCGCCGACGAATACTGGTTTGAAATCGCCGACCTGAACGATGTGGCCGGCGCCGTGCCGATCTTTCAGGCCAAGGGCGTGTCGCCCGACCGCCCGCTGTCCACCCTGCTGACGGCTGAAGAACTGGCCGACCTCGACGCCGCCGCACGCCAGGTCGGCTCCACAGGGGCCGCCCTGGATCCCTTGCGCCCCTGGTTCGCGGCCCTGCAGCTGGCGATCGCCAGCATCACCAAGGCCGGTTATCTGCCGCAGAACGGCGGAGATCAGGTCTTGCACGCCCGCGCCGCCGCCACCGGCAAGCCGATCAAGGGCTTTGAGACCATGTCGCAGCAGATCGGCTTCATCGCTGACATGTCCGAGGAGGCGCAACTGGCCATGCTGCGCTCCGGCCTGAAGGAGTTCGATCAGGCGCCCGTGGTCATGACGCGGATGGTCGGCGCCTGGTCGACCGGCGACGTCGACGGCGTGGACGCCCTGATCGGCCGGGAGATGAAGGACCAGTCGCCCGAGATGTACGAGGTCATGCTGACGCGCCGCAACGCCGACTGGACCCAACAGATCCTGACCCTGCTCGAAGGTTCAGGCACGGCCTTCATCTCGGTGGGCGCGGGCCATCTGGCCGGCGCCGACAGCCTCCAGACCATGCTGGCCAAGCGCGGCGTCAAGGTCGAGGAAGTGCGTGACTAGCGCCCTCGCCATATCTGAGAAAAATCAGCGGCCCGGTTCGCCGGGCCTTTTCTTTTGCTCCGCGCCCTATATCTTCCGCGCTCGCCTAGGCGATGCGGGTATAGTTCAGAGGTAGAACGTCAGCTTCCCAAGCTGAATGTCGCGAGTTCGATTCTCGCTACCCGCTCCAACACTTAGCTGCAATTCGTCATCACGGTTTTGCAGGTCATTTTGCAAAATCCGTTCCCTTCTTGATCTGGTTGATACGCTCGATACGGTTCCGAACGGCTGCGGCCCGGCCGACGTAACGGTGAATAATTCTCTTCACACTCTCCTCCGTCCAACCGACGATCTCGGCGATCTCCCGCTCGGAAAATTCGGCGAGGTAGAGACGGGTGATCGCAGTGCCTCGAAGGTCGTTGAAGTGCAGGTCGGCGTCGCCCATGCCTGCATCGGCCCAGGCCCGGCGCCATGCCGACGTGAAGCCATTGGAGGTCACAGGGCGGCGGCTGTCATCGTAAGTGAGGACGAGAGGCCCGCGCTTCGGGATGCTGGCCAGCACCGCCTCCAGATCGGCATGGAGCGGGATCAATGCCTTGATTTTGTCGCGGCTCTTGCCGGTGCGGATTTCGATTTCATCTGATCCGATATGTGACCAGCAGAGCTTCAGGAGGTCGCCTCGCCGCAGGCCGGTGTTGACTGCAAGCAAGATCATACGAGACAGCCATGGGGGCGCCGCCTTGGTCATCCGCTCGATGTCGCTTTCCGACCAGACGATGTCAGCCCGGTTGCTGTCATAGAGCTGTTTGAGGCCAATGCAGGGGTTTGCGCCCAGCTTCCCCTCGTTCACCCCGAAGGAAAGCAAGGCTGAAAGGACCTGAACGGCATAGTCAGCTGTGCGAGGAGTGTCGCGATACTGGTTCCGCCACTTGCGGATGATGGGCTTGATCCGGTCGTGGCGGTCGAAAGCGGCAATCGGAAAGTCGCCGTAATAGATGGTGATCTTGTCGAGCCACCGGGCGCGCTGACGCCGCGTGCTGTCCGCCAGGTCATTGTATTCGGGGCTCGCCTTATACAGCGTGACAAGCCCTCGGATCTTGCCGGTGTCTGTCGGACGACGGTTCGCCAGCGCTTCCTGATAGGACGCGATGAACTCGGCCGATCCCTTCTCGCCATGGATACGGACGGCCCCTTTCTCGCGGCCCAGGTAGTAGCGGATTTCGCCTGTCCGCTTATCGCGAACCGCGTTCACCCCTTTGAGCTTAACCGTCACCATTGGTGACCTCGAATTTCGTAAGGAAGTCTCCCACCGGATCGTTAGCCGGCTGGGCGTCTACGTCATCAAAGTCGAAGGTGAAGCCGCCATCGCGGGTGAAGGCGATGCGCCGCGGCTTCAGGCCTGCAGCAGTAACGCCGGCCAAAGCTGCGCTCAGGTCGCTTTGGCGGATGCCGGGCGCTTTAGCCATCAGTCCGGCCTCCACCGGAAGGTGTCTCAGGCACGTCGGCGAGAAGGCTGTCGATCTTCGACTGCAGCAGTTGGCCCAAAGGCGTGGACCGCTGGGCGGCGATTATTTCGTCGGTGATTGTGGCGAACGGTCCTGAGCGCTTCACGAAGAGCTTCCCCATGGAAAGCAGGTCTAGGATGATGATCGCGCCAGCCAAGCGCGGGTCGCCAGGATCGAGGCGGCCGAGCGGCTCTTGGGGTGAGCCGTAAAAGTCGAACGAGCCATCCGCCCACTGAATGAAAAAGTATCCAGACTGCGTGTCGATGTGGCCGATAGGCTTTAGAATAGCATCGGCCATCGAGTTGGCGCGCCATTCCCAGACGTATTCCGCCCGGTCCAGAGAGTGCACCTCGCCTATCCAGTCCAGGCGATCTCTGCTGCCGCTCAGATATTCTTCCGCGGGGCCTTGATAGGCCGACCTTTCTAGAAGCGCGGACCGAACGATCCGCGCGCCTAGCTTCGAGGCAATGCCCTTAAAATTAAGAGGGCCGAGTCCACAGTCCGCGAGCGCTTTGAGCGCCATCATGGCTCCCACCTCAGTGGGACCGAAGCTAGCGGTCCTCCCTTCGATAGCGGGCAGGATACCACGGCGCCGCCAATCGCGTTGAAGCGCAACATTCACGCCGCTGATCTTTGCGGCCTCGGCAGGTGTGAAGAGGGTTGTGTCGATCATGCGTGTTAAGTCTCACGGAACTGGAGGCGTGTCAACTGACACGTGAGGCGCGACACGGTCGCTCAGGGCGGCCAACTCCTCGCTTGGTCCCGTATTCTCGCAAGCTGGCAGCAACAGCGGCCCGAGGGCAGCGACAGTCATTTCGCCACCTGCACACGAGCGGTCGCCGCGTGGGCCACATCCGCTAAATCGTCCATCATGAGGGCGAGGTGCCTCACCACCACCCAGCGGCAGTATTCCGCCTCCGCCCTGTCCGGCGAAACGGCTCTCTCGGCAGCCTCGACAACCACATTGCGAGCCCTGTCCGCCCACTCCATCAGGCTTGCGATTACCTGACCGCCAGGGCTGTAATCGTCGCGTCCCTGGCAACGGGGCTGATTGACGATGCCGAATGCCGCCTCATCAACAGCGGTCAGGGCATCATAGAGCGCCAGCAGGTGACGACCAGACAGGTCCGAGATGCTCAGAGCTTCGAGAGCGGGGAGAGCCTGAACTCCAGGCACGGGTGTGTTATTGGCGTGGTCAGCCATGACGTGATCCTCATACGATCCGTTGCGGTTAGGGCCGGGCGGGAAGTTGCTGCTTCCCCTCGGCCTGACTTATTGCTAGCATTAACCCTGATGACCGATCAAGAGAAAAAGCTAGCCAAAAAGATGGGGCGACCGGCGACGGGTCGCGGCCACACCATAGGCGTCCGACTTCACGACGCTGAGCTCGCGGCCCTCGACGAATGGATGGTCAAGAACGGTCACGCTACGCGGGCGGGGGCGGCCAAGGCTATCATCAAAGAAAAGCTGAAGGTGTGACCAAGCCCCTGCGCCGCAAGGCCGGGGGTTTTGTCATTTCTGGGCCTCCAGCAACCTCGCCGCTTGGGCGTATTGCTGATTACGGTCCGCGAAGTCGTGCACAACCTGGCTTGTCATCTGGACGCCACCGCCTTCGGTCAGCGTCAGCGAGTGCATGACGATTTCCCCGCCGATGTGACAGCGCTCGTGCCTGGGCGCGGGGCTGGCGTCTTCGTCCTCTTTCGCCGCTAGAATGACCTTCGCCAGCTTCGTGACGTCGCCCAGGTCGGGGTGAGTGGTGATCGCGTCGAACGTGGCTGCGTCGCAACCCGGCGCGAAGCGCGATCCGTCCCCGAGGCGTTCCGCCTTGAAGCCATCGCCCGAGCGAAAGGCGTAGCCGACGAAGCGGCCCTCGGCCGGACTCCAGCCCCAAATGAAGACGGTCGTTGACGGCGGGTCGATGTGAGCGACCTCTGCCCACCGCTCCGCAAGCCCGGCGGGGGATTGCAGGATCAGGTCGTCAAAGTCAGCCACAAGGCGGCGACAGGCCACGTCGAACGCCCAGCCAACCACCATGTCTGAAAGTCCGCGACCGCTGATTAGCGCATTGAGATGCGCAATCGGAAGGGCCTTCGAGACGAACGCGGCGGGCTCATCGTTTTCTTTGGTCATGAGCGTGTCCGTCAGCACCACAACGGCGTCGGCCGACAGAGTGAAGTTGAGAGCAGTCATGCGGGTATGAACCTTTCTTCGCCGCGATCAGATGTGAGGACGGGGTAGCCCGCCGTTACGCTACGCCCGGTTGCCGCTGTCCGGCCCCCGGTGAACATCGCCGCAATGGCGCTCAGCCAGCCGCCAGAACCACCACCGCCACCGCCTTGCATCAACCCGGCGAATAGATTGCTCAGCAGGTCTTCCAGGCCATCGAAGGCGGCCTGCTTGAACCGATAGCCGATCTCTTCCCCGATGTTCCCCGAGCGAAGAATGTCGACAAAGGATCGAGCCATATCGCTGCCCCGGTCGAGGAAGGCTTGCCGTTCGGCCCGCAACCCGTCTGCGATGGCGTGCGATATGTCGCGGGACACCTCAATCGGGCGAATGTCCGGCCGCTCGGCCAGCTTCAGGTCCTGGCCCGCTGCGCCGGCCTCCAGGCGAGCCGCCTGCGACGGCGTGATGATCCCCGCAGCCGCGGCCGCCTTGAGCGTGTCGCGGACCTTGGCAAGATCGACTGCGGCGCGCTCTGTGTCGGAAAGCAGGTCATACGAAAGGCGCTCGACCTCAGCCCGTAGCTGCTCGACCCGCCGCGCCTCGTCAGAAACCGCCCGGGCGGTGCCGCCACGGCCACCACCGGCGCCACCGCTGGCCCCCGCGCCCCCGCTTCCAGCCGACCGCGCTACCCTCGCCTCCAGGGTCTCCGACATCATGTCGCGGAGGTTTTTGGTCAGAATCTCGACCGTCGCGGTGGCGGTGCGAATGTTTGTGTATTCGGCCGAGCCCACGACGCGCCGGTTGGCGTCGCCGTAAACGTCACCCAGCAAGCGCCCGTCCGGGCCGATCCCTGAGCGGGCTCCCGCTGAGAGCGTCGCCGCAGCCGACCCGCGCTCCCTGGACCTGCGGCGGTCGTATGCAGTCCGCGCATCCCCGAGGGTTTTCTGCGCCGTCTCCAGCCTCATGCGGGCCATCTCGACAGCGGCGGCTTTCGCCGAGGCCGCTACGCGATAATTGGCGTCCGTCAGCTTATCCAGTTCCCCGGTCAGCGATGCCGCCCAGGTCTCCGTGGCGGTGACTTCGCCCGCCAGCTTTTTGGTTTCTTCTGCCGCGAGCCCGGCCGCCTTGGCCTCGTCGGTGATCCGTTGGGCCAGTTCGGCGGCTTCGCGCTTCGCTCGACCGCTGTTGACGGCCAGGACCGCGATCCCGGCGGCAAGCGCGGTGATGGCGACCCCGATAGGCCCGCCAAAGAAGGCCATAGCGCCCCCGAGGCCTCTCATTGCAGCAGCCCCGGCAGCGCCTGCGGCGGTCATACGCCCCAGGCTCGCGGACGCCAGGCCCGACTGGATCTCGAAGGCGGCAAGCTGCGCGTTGGTCAGGGCGATCTGGGTGCGGAAGGCGGTAAAGCTGACAATGGCGGTTCCGAGGGCCTTGGCGGCCAGGACTGAGCCCAGCAGCGTCGAGACCACCACCACCACGTCGCGCAGGTCTTCCAGGTGGTTCGCCACATAGGCGATGCCCTCTGCCATGCGCTGAGTGGCCGACAGGCTTTGGTCGGCTTGCCCGATGAAGCGCCCTAGCTGGTTGTCGAGGATTTGGAAGGCCTGCCCCACAGTCTTCGGCAGGTTGGCGGCTTGCTGCTCCAGGGCGGGAAGGCCGGTCAGAAGCATTTGGAAGAAGTCTTTCGACGACACTTCGCCCTGACGGATCGCAGCCGACAGCTTCGCCATGTCGCCGCCGAACTTGGCCGAGCCCTGCGCAGCCGCCTGAAGCAGAACCGGCGTCCCCTCCAGCAGGCTATTCAGCTCTTCGGCTCGCACCGTGCCCGCGCCGAGGGCCTGCCCGAGTTGCAGCAGCGGACCCGACGCCTGCGCCGCCGAGACGCCTTGGACGCGAAGTGCTGCGGTCACGCCATTCGTCAGGGCGATCAGGTCCGCATCGCTGGCGCCCAGAGACTGCCGGGACTGGCTGACGCGCTGATACATCTGCGCCACCGCGTCGATGGCGACCCCGTTGCGGTTGGCGGCGTCGAACAGCTGGTTCTCGATGGAAAGAAGGCGCTCGCCCTCCAGCCCTGTCGCTTTCAGCCTGTTCTGAAGGTTGGTGTAGGAGTCCCCGTATTTCACTACGGCCGCCGTCGAGAAGGCTGCGGCAAGCGTCGGCGCGATCCCCGCCAGGGAGGTGCGCAGTGATTGCGTCATAGACCGGCCGGTGTCTCCCATGATGCGCGAGAGGTTCCTCTGCCCGGCGACGGCGGCCATCTCCGCCTGCCTGAGCCGGTCTTCAGTCACCCGGTTCATCTTCGCCATCTCTTTCTCGAAACGGCGCAGGTCGGCGGTCATCTGTAGCGTCAGGGACTCAATGTCTCGGGCCATCAGGGCCTCCTATGCGCGCCGCGCGCGCCGGTTAGAAAAATGGACTGGAAACCTGCGGCGTCGCGCGTTCGACTTCGGGGCCGGTCTCCGAGGCGCAACCTGCGCAAATCTGCGCATACCCCCCGAGGGGGCGGGAAGGCCGCGCTCGACCCTCCCGCTGACCGCCGATGCGCCAAGGAGACGAATACGCATCAGGGTGTTCTCAGAGGCCACAGACCGCCTCTACGTTGTCTGTGTATTCGACGATCAGTTGCTGACGCAGAGGCTCCAGGGCCTGTTGCAGCTTGTCGTCCGAGACCGTTGCGCCGCGCTCAGCTATCAGGAGCCGCGCCTCACGCTCTGCGAAGCCCATCGAATGGGCGACCATGGCGGCCACGATCTCAGCGCTTTCCACTCTTGGCCTCCAGCGCCTTTGTCAGAAGGCCTACGGCGGTCTCCAGTTGGGCGATCCGGGCATCGCGGGGTCTCAACTCTTCGCGCATCGTCTTGCCGGTCGTGCGCGCGAACTCGCGTAGGGCGCGCTGGTTGACGGGCCGATGGTCGCCGGTGGCGCGGGGCAGGTCGTCGTCGGTCATCGGCGGGCGCCCTTTCCGTTGCCCTTTTGGGGCTGGGCGGGGGCACCGTATTTCTCAGCCCGATGACGCTCCAGCTTCTCCGCAAAGGCGACATGGCCGGGCGCGCCGGACCGCCGCCAGAGCGAGACGATATGATCGAGGGCCAGGGCGTTCATCAGTAGGACACCGCCATCCAGACCACCGCGGCGTCGCGGCGGCGCTTCCAGCGAACGTAGCGGGTCGTTTTCAGGCCGATCAGGTTGTTCTGCCAAAGGCTGACCAGAGGGGCGTCTGCGTCCTCGGGCGTGCTGCTCATCCTGAGCGTGCCTTCCTCGCTGGCGACGAACTCGATCCCGTCATCCGCGACCATGATCTCAGCGGCGTCCAGCAGGGTGATCTGCGCGCCAGCGGAAGCCGACACGATCACGGGGATGGTCCAGATTGTCCCGCCGAGAGGGCCGACGTCGGGGAAGATGCGCTCACCGCCTGCGCCACGCAGTTGCGCCAGCGCCAGGGCCGTTTTCGGGGTCATGACCCAATAGGGCGCCTCGAAGGCGATCCCGCCCGTCACAAGGCTCGCGACCATGGCCGACAGGTCCGCTTCGACCTGCGCGGCGGTGGCGCCCGTCGAGGTGATCTCGGTCGCGCCGTTGGTGATGGATGCGGGCGAGACCTCCGGCACTTCGGCGATCGTCGGATCCAGCAGTTGAGTGTCCGAGAACTCCACCACGCCAGCAGCAAGGTCACGCTCAACCACCGCCTCAGCCGCCGGATCGGACGACCGGACCAGTTCCTTGGTCAGAACCACGATCCCCGCGATTTTCGCCCGATCAAAGGTGTGGCGATCGAACTCGCCCTTGCTGACGATTATCGGCTTGCCTTCACCCGCCCAGCCCGCTCCGAAGCCCGCCGTCTGCGTCGCGAAGGCGATATCGAAGGGCACGCGCCGGGTGCCGACAAGGCGGCCAAGCACCGTTCGGGGCCGGATGAACTCGACAAATGCAGCGGCAAGGGGCTGCAAGGGCGACAGCCCCGCTCCCCATCCGCTGGTCGTGCCGGCCGCTACAGAGGCGCGCTCGACCAAGCCCAGGTGACGGCTGTTCGGCCAGCGCTCCGCATAGACCTGGCGGGCGATCATTTGCTCACCGCCCGCGATCATCAGGGCGTGACCCCATCGGGCGAAGCTCTTGGCCTTGTCTTGCATCACGTATCGTTCGGTGAGGTCGGGCACTCGTTCCATGGTGGTCCTTTCGAGTGGTGGACGGACGTTGAGCGCATAAGGCCGCGCGAGGGCCGTCAGGGCCACGGACAGCGCGGGTTTAGGCGGACAAACCCGCAGGCCGCACAGCCCAGATCGCGCCGTTCCGGTCGACGCCGAGGCGCTGCACTTCCAGGCCGTCAAAGGGTTTACGGTCCAGCCGCGCCAGCAGACGGCCCAGCCCGCGCGATGTGAGTTTTCCACCCAAACCCGCAGCCATCAGGCCCGGCAGCGCGCCCCCGACGGCCTCCGCGTGCTCCAGTAGCTCCGCAGCCGTGAACAGCCGTCCCCCGACCGCCTCAGCGATGGCGGCGACCAAGCGGCCGTCGTCGTCCTTCGGAGGAAGCAGCCCGGCCCGCTCCAGGTCAGCCCTGAGAGCAACAACCTCTGTCAGGACTTGGCGCAGCAGTGCGTCAGACATGGCGCCTCCGTGCAGGTCGTTTCAGCAGGGGTTGAAGGGGCCTCGCGCGCGTGCGCGAGAAAACTGGAATAGCGTTCGTTCTTGAGTTGGGGCCGGTGTCCGACGGGCGACCGCCGAAGTTCTCTCCCGCCCCCTCTGGTTACAGCGTGACGGGTCGAGGAAGTTGCCGGAGCTTCTATTGAGGGCAGGACCTGGCGCTGTTGCCTCATGGTTGCGGCTCCACGTGGACAGACAACTGATCCAGCGCTTCGAACCGCGCCGACCAAACTTCCTTCTCGACCTTCAGCGCATCGATCACTTCGCTGATGGACGGAACAAACTTCATCGTCCGCCGTAGCTGGCGACAGGCGCACGCGAGCTCAATGCGGCTTGGCTGCTCGAGCATCACCTCCTCTAGCAGCGCACGGGTGAAAGCGGTCGCGTTCAGGAGATTGGCAGTAGGGAAGCTGCCGATCAGTTGTGCGAGCATGACTGAGACATGAGCCGCTACGACCCCGCCGTCATCGTACCATTCGTTGGGCTGCGTCTTGTTCCATAGGGCGTTCGCGCGAGAGACCCGGGCAGCGCCGCCACCCTCTCGCCAGGCCTCTGCCCGCAAGGCGATCTCCGCCTCGGCCCGATCACGCGCGGTAAGGTAATCCCCATCTGGCGATACTAGGCCGCGCCAGAGGCTGCGCAGATCCGTTCGAAGCCGGTCGGTGAGGGAGGCCAGATCGATCACCGCAGCCATATCGATCGGGGACATGACTGCGGTACGGGCGACGGCCTGGGGGGATGCGGGAAGGGTCATTGGTCACCCTCCGTTGCCCAGCCGCCGGCAACCAACATGGCCGCTACCGGATCAAGACCTCTGGACTGGCGCCGCCCGTAAGGGCGAGCGCCATGGGGCGCGGCGCGCGCAAGCGCGCTGCCCCGTTCTCTCTTCTCCGAAGGAGAAGCATTCGGGTGCAGAATTTGCAGACTTTGATTGTCGTTTTCTGCAGACTTTAGCGGCGAGGAAGTCTGCACCATTTGCGGAGTTTGGGCGCGATTGTAGGCGGGGAAGATACGATTTGAATGGGTGCGGCCGGTCCTGCGCTCGACGCGGATCCACAGGGCCTTTTCGAGATCTTTTACCCCGCCGACCACAGCTCGCTCACTGACGCCCGCCGTCTTCGCCAGCGTCGCCGCTGAAGCGAAGCAGTGGCCATCGGAACCGTCGTACCGCAAGATGGCCAAGGCTACGCACACGGCGGCCGGGCTCAGGCTCTCATCCTGGGCGATGAGTCCGAGTAGCTTCCACTTGATGTCCAGGGGAGCGGTCAGGGCCGACCCCCCGCGCTTGCCGGTACAAGCCGGATCGTATAGATTTTCTGGAGTTCAGGCCGTCCTAGTGAACCGTTCGGAGCCCCGGTTTCGCCCGCCAGCGATCCGGGGTTTTTCGGTTTTTGGGGAGGCGGATCGTTTTGCGGTCCGATCGTAACCGATTGATCCCCATGGGGTCCGTTTCGGTCCACTTTGCAGCTAATGGGTTGTTTTTGTTCCTTTGAGCCCAGCTTCCCAAGCTGAATGTCGCGAGTTCGATTCTCGCTACCCGCTCCAATCATTTCAATGACTTACGGCCTCTCCAGACCGACGCGGAAGACGTAGTTGGGAGTTAGTTGGGAGAATCTGTCGCCGTTTCGTTCCGCCGGATGCGGTTCGCGATCTCCATGACGATGCTGTCCCGATCGACGTAAACCGCCAGTAGGCGCTGCACCCGATCTTCTTCCCAGCCTAGGATGTCGGCGATCTCGGCGGCAGTCAGGCCAGCTCTGCGGAGCCGGGTCGCGAAGGTGCCGCGCGCATCGTGCAGGTGCTTGTCCACCTTCGCCTCTGCCTTGGCGTCCACGACCTGATGTTCGAGGCCATCCAGACTCCAGGGCTTGCCGCGCGTGTTGGACAGAACCGTCAGGCATTCGACCGGAGCGGGCCGCTTCTTCTTGGCTGCGCTGTCGGCCAATTCGGAATGGCGCCGGCGCTGTTGAGCGCGGATTTCCTCTAGCAGGGCTTTGGTGTCGTCCAGCAGGGGGATGACGGCTGTCTTCTTCCCGCGGCTCTTCTTCGTCGCCTTCACGATGGCGAGGTCTCCGACGTGCGACCAACACAGGGAGGCCAGGTCCTCGCGGCGCAGGCCCGTCAGGCAAGCAAGCCGGACGATGAATCCGACCTCGGGAGATTTGGCCGAGGCGGCGTATCTCTCGATCTCTTCGGCCGTCCATATCTGGTCAGCTCGATTGCTGGTGTAGAGCTGTTTGATCCCGGCCGCGGCGTTGAGCGCCAGCAGGCCGCGATCCATTCCCCAGGACAGCACCCGTGAAAGCACCTGGATCCCATAGTCGGCTTTGCGGGGCCGGTCGGCCCATTGGTCACGCCAGGCCAATATCTCAGCCTTCACGCGGCGGTCGTCCAGCGCATCAAACGGCAGGCCGCCGATGGACAGAGGGCCGCCCTCGTCCATGATGACGTCCAGCCAGCGCGTCCATTCGCGCTTCGTGGTCTCGCCCAGGGCGGCGAACTCTGGCGATTGCTTGTAGAGGCTGGCGAGGGACCGCAGCGTGTCGGTCTTGGGCGCCCGGCGCTCAGCCACAGCCTCATTGTAGGCCGCCATGAACTCTGGCGAGCCGGGAGAACCGGGGAGGCGAGGGCCGCCCTTCCACGCATACCAATAGGTCACGCGGCTCCCGTCCGCGCGCTTCTTGGTGATCTGGTTCAGGCCCTTAAGCCGCACCCTGGCCACGCCTTTGCTCCCGCCACGCGTCCAGAGCGGACACAGAAGCGGATTGGTGGGCTGTCGAAGGCTGACCCGTCAAGATCATGACCTCGCCGCCGGGCTTGATGGTGACGCCAGCGATCTCATGGCCGGCCGCCTTCAGAGCGGCAAGGCTACGGTCCAGATCGGTGCGCCGGACTGTCGGAACGCGGCTCATGCCAGCCACCTTCGTTTCGGCGTTGCGACGGTGCGCTTCAGGCGCTCAATCATCGGATCACGCCGGGGGCGGGCGTTCATGGCGCGCTCAATCTCCTTGGTGGTCAGTTCTATGTCTGCCGACTTTCCCCGAGCCTGCTGGCTTGCAAGGCGCAGGGCAGCGGCCAGACGTGACAGGGCAAGGCTGCTTTCTTCGCTGTCGATCACTTCCATCAGTTCGCGCATCAACCCCTTGGCGCGGTTGTCGCGGGTCAGTGAGGTGGGGAAGTCTCGCAGGTCGCCGCTCATTCCGCCCTCCTGGCGCAGATCAGGACGATGGGGGTCATGCTGGCTGATCCCGGAACTCGCCGCACAGGTGATCCCGCGCGGTCAGATTGGAGGTGGAGCGCGGCAGGGAGCATCCCTCTATGCCCAGGCCAGCCGCCGCGTCGTGCGACTGGTTGGGCGGCATACGGATGCACTCTCCGATGCGCGTGTTGATCCAGCGCCAGAAGTCGCATCCAGCGCAACACGGGCCGTTCTCAGCGTAGAAGGCGTCCACGAACTGCTGTGTCATTCCCCCTCTCCCTGTTTGGCGCGAAGGATTGCGATGCAGAGGGCTAGGGCGGGGGTGAAGGCGTATGCCGTGTCCTGCTCGTCGAGATTGCAGCCGTATTTCATCAAGCCCTTGATCTGGTATGCCGTGTAAATCTCCCACGACCACCCCGGCAGCACCCCCTCCGCCAGCGCGAGGGCGGCGTCGAGGGAGGTGGTGTAGTTGCCAATTCCGAGATCATCAGCCACTTCCTCGCCCGTGTCCGTTTCAAGGATCATGTGGCCGCGCCCGTCATACCAGCCGCGCATTTCCAGCGCCTTCACGCCGCCCGAATATTCAGGTCGGTTGAAGCGCAGCCAGATAAGCGCATCCAGCTCCCGGCTCCCCACCTCGGCAGCCTCCAGCCTAGCGATGAGGGCGGACAGGTCAGCGGTCATGCTTCTGCTCCTGGTGCTGGAGGGAGGGGGAGCCAGTGGGTGGGGATGATCCAAGGACCTTCCCATGTCGATCCGACCGGACACCATGCCTCGTCCACTTCATCCCAATAGCCCGTGAATCGCTTTGGCCTGTCGAGTTGAGCGTGAGCCTCACGATCCGACGGGTGAGGATCAAGAAGACCAAACAGCATAATCACGGCATCCCTCGGAGCCGTCTCTATAGGCCGCCACTCCACCGCCTCAGCCAGCTTGCGCTCTGCTTCGGTGACTCGGTCGTGCATGGCGAGCAGCTTGTCGGTCTGTTCCATCGAACCATCCGAAACCTTCTCAGCCATAGCCCGCAGCGCCGCGTTCTCTGCGAGAAGGGTCTCTAAGGCGCGCCGAGCGTCTCTGGTACAAGACGAGAGCATCCGATCGCCCTTTTCGGTGATGCGACCTTCGACCTCGCCCTGGTTAGACGGGAACGCATCTATGATCTGAAGCGCATCCATCGCATCTTCGACCAGTTCCGCATGATCGCCGGAGCCGGTTGCGAGGGCGGTGAGGATTAGTCCCGCAAGTTCCTCACTATTGACTTGACCTGTTCGAGAGGCGGATGTGCCTCCGACTGTCGTGTGGTCGTCTAGTATCGCCACTGCCTTCTTGTGTGGGGTGAGGGGGTGGGTCATTTCCGGCCGCTCCAACGAAGGACGATCGGCGAAGAGTCGCCGTCCACCATGAGCCAACGCTTCTTTCAGGTCAGCGGCCTTGACCCCCGCCTCTGCCGGGGCTTCATGGCGGGTGGCGAGGGCGGCGCTCATGACGGTCTTCAGCGCGTCAATGTTGACCGTGATCTCTCGATCCCAAAGGTCAGCGCGCTCCGAGCCCTCCGCCATGACGTCGGCAACGTCGGCCTCGAAGTCGTCAATGGCCTCCTGAAAAACGACGCAGGCCCTCTTCACCGCCCCGCCTGCGGGGGCCGCGGAGAGGGATCGGTAAGCACGGAGCAGGGCACGCAAGTCAGGCCCGAACACCATCGCACTGTCGCCCAGGCCGGGGTGATCGGCCTCTTCCTGAAGGCGCTTGATGACGTGTTCATCAACCGGCACGGTAACGCGAGGGGTGTCAGCCATTGCCGACCTCCTTTTGGTCGGAATGGTTGGGGGACTGCTCACCACGGGCGCGGGCGGACGGCGTATGCTTCACCCCGCTCATGCCGCTGCTCCGGTATCGAAGTAGACGCCGACGATGTTGTGCTGGCAGAACTCGGCCTCACAGACATCACCCTTCCAGACGCGGACGTAGGGGATGTTCGAGTAGACGCCCGGCTTGATGCAGGCCTCGATGCGAGTGACGCCGTTCTGGCCCACGATGTAAGCCGCCTGGCTTTCAGGGATGTTGTCGATCTCGATTGCGCGGATCGGCTGCTGGACGGGGTGTTCGGTGATCGGGTGGTCGCTCATGCCTCACCCCTCCGCATTTCCGCGAAGCTGTCGGCATCAGCCCAATCGACCTCACCGGCGTGAGCCAGCAGGTCGTCATCGTGTCGGCCGCACTCGAACTCAGCGAGAATGGCGGCTCGGGTGATCGCATCGCCGGTTACGGCTGGCTTGCCGTCGATGGTCTCGACGCGGATGTCCTCGACCAGATCGCCAGTCGCAGGCGTTCCGCCGCAGGCGTAGGTCGGGCCGGTCTCGGGCTCACCCCAGACGACCGCGAACGAAACCGTCACGTCGATCTCGCAGTAGTCCGCCTCGCCGTCCGTCCCGAACGACAGGCAGGTGCTGTAGTTGTATCGGCGGCTCATGCCTTGATCCTCCGGTTGAGGGCGCGAGCCTCGCCCCGAGCGCGCTTAAGAGCCTCTGCCTCGGTAGGGGCCGAGCAGGTCATGTAGTGGGTGCCTGACCGTCCGCAGTCCACGGCGGCGTAAATGCGACCCGGATAACGGGCTATAATGGATGCGGTGAACCTTGGAACGCTCATGCCTCACCCCCACGGATAGAGTCTTGGCGCTCGGAGACGCGCTGATTGTAGATTTCGCGATTGATGATCTCGCCGGTTGCCGTCCGCCACGTCAGGCAGCCCGCGTGCGGATCGAACGTGCCGTCCATCATCACTTCGCTGGGCGAGCGCAAGAAGCGGTCAATGTGCTGCGGATGGGCGGCGAGGAAAGCGACGATACCTCCCGCAATCTCCATGCCGGGCTCACCTGCGCCCCAGCCGATTGCGTTGGCACAGTCAGCGATCGCGGCGATCACCTGCTCAGGCGTGTAGACTGCCTCCAGCACCTCTGCCGGGCTCTTGGTTGATTCAGGCATGGTCGTGGGCCTTCTGATGGCGCGCGACAACAGAGCCGTCGAACCGCTTGGTCCGGGTCTTGTCGAAGCCGCGTGATTGAATGGCGCCGTGGCCGCGCTTCTGGCGGCGGGCGTATTGGCCGGTCTCTCCAGCTTGGGCTTTGGCCTTGGCGATGCGCGCGAGGTCGGTGCGGGTCTTCTCCAGCGCGCACGGCCAGCGATAGAAGCGGCGGTTGTCGAGGTCGTCCCGCTCGCCCTGGCACCCGACCTCGGACAGCTCGCGCGGGATGACGTGTTCGTCCACCACGCGCTCCGTCACAGGGTCCAAGGGCTTGCCGCAGCCGCAGCCGCAAAGGATCGGCGCGGCGGTCTGGCGCTGGAGGACGAGGATCGTCTCTGTGCGGTTCAGGGCTCGGCGCTTGGTCATGCGGCGACCCTCGCTCCACCAAGCGGAACCATCGCAGTAGCGGCGCTGTTTGAGCCGAGAACTGAGGAGGAAACCCCATGGACGAGTTCAAGCGTAGCGACCCGAACGTCATCAGCGCCCAGACCAGCACCTACCAAGAGAGGGTTATCGTCGAGCGAGAGAACAACACCGCCCTTTGGTGGATTGTCGGCATCCTCTTCGCGGCCGTTTTGCTCGGAGTGCTCTTCCTGCTGTTCCGTCCCGCGGGGCCGACCGATGCGGACCTGCGGGTTGCGCAAGCCGAAGCTGCCGCTGAAGACGCCCGCCAGACCGCTGAAGCCGCTCTGATTCAGAACCAGATCAGTCGGACGCGCGAGGACGTCGCCATCGCTCAGGCTCAGACCGCTACTGCTCGGGCCGACGCGATCCGAGCTACCGCAGAGGCGCGAGCCGCCGAGGCGCGGGCTGGGGCGCCGGTTGTCATCGAGCGCCAGGTCGAACCGGCCCCGCCGGCCAACGGCCCAGCAGTCATCACCACGACCAGCCCGCAGCCGGGGAACGGAAACTGAAGGAGCGCGCAGGTAAGTCATGCGCGCCTCCGTCCCTGCCGCTTCAAAGTCGATGATGCGAATCACCGTCATGCTCAGCCCTCCTTCGCGGCTTGAATGGCGGCTTCCAGCTCGCGCGCCTTTTCGATGTCGGTGGCCTTGAGGACGGCGAACTTCGCCAGCTCCTTGCGGTCGGTTTCGAGGGCTTCGATCTGCTCGGGCCGCAGAAAGGGCAGGTCAGCGATCAGACGATCCGCCCAGGCGATGGTGTCGACAGCCAGCGACGTCTCATCATCAGGAGCGTCCTCGACGTCGCCGGCTGCCGGTTCCTCGGTGGGAGTGCGATCACCGGGGAAAGGGGCGCCCGCGTCCAACGGGGAGGAGTCGTCAGACGCGGGCTTTATCGACGCGGCGTCGGGGGAGGGGTCCGCGTCGAAAGTAGTCAGTGGTTCTACGTTCTGGCTCTCACCATGGATCGCAGTGAACCCCTCGCGCGGCGCCTCGTTGGGCGCGGCCAGGCGGGCGGCGAGGTTCGGGCCTTGGCGGGGGGTAACGTCGCGGACACCGCCAAAGGCTTGGCCCTCGACCTCTTCCGCTGCGTACTCGTTCCCGATCTCCTCCGGGAAGGCACGGCGCAGCGCAGCCGCCTCGGCGCACTTTTCAAGCTGACCTCGCGGGCGCTTAGCCCACATGCTGTTCGGCGCCTTCGTGTCGCGCTTGGCCGTGGCGTAAGTCTCGATCCAGAAGACCTTGGGCCCGACAAAGGGCACACGCTGGCCCGCGATCAGGCGATAGACCGTGCACTGTGCCCACTCGGGATAGCGCACCGTGACGCCGCTGAGGCTCTCCTCGACCATCGGGCCGTATTCGGTGTCATCAAAGCCGGCGAAAGAGCCGGTGCGCATGGCCGTCGTTCGCAACTCGGCAATGCCGGGCCAGACGGTGTCGACCATGCAGCGGCGCTTGCTGTCGTAGATCGGGACGATCTGGATGGGCTTCTTGAAGATGTCGAGGTTACGGGCGCGGCAGTAAGCCAGCGCCATGATGATGCTCTCGGGGCGTTCGGCGGCCGGGAACACCGCGTCGGTTAGAACACGCCACGAGCCCTGATCGACGCCGAAGCGCTCCTCAACGGCAGGATGATAGGGGAGGCGCGGTCCCTGGATGGCGATGGCGTTCATGGCTTAGGCGGCCTCATGGTGCGGATGGTTGTCGTTGGCTTCAGCGGCGATGACCTCAAGCCGTTGGTCGATCTGCTTCGCCGCCCAAGGCGGGAGGGTCAGGTATTCGGCGTCCTGGCGATCTCCGCCGGGGCCCGGCCAGACGCCCGTTTCAACGCAGTGCGCGAACTGGTCGATGGCGCGGCGCAGCTGCATCCGTCCGCGGTCGAGATCAGCGCCCGTCAGGACGGTCACGCGAACGCAGAATGGCGGGGCCTTCTCGACCCAGACGAGCGCGAACTCCTCCATCGGGCGGCCGAGGACGGCTTCGGACGCCATGCCGACCAGGGCGGCCTGCATGTGGTAGCCGAACCCGGCGAGGGACCGCTCCAGGTCGTCGTCTGCCACGCTAGCGGTCGTCTTCAGGTCCGCGAACAGGCCGGAGGCGTTTGGCACCACGTCGGGGCGGCTCTTCAGCCAGACGCCGGTCTGCGCGTCTTTCCAGAGCAGGGAGCGTTCAACGAAGCCGTCCAGAATGCCCTGCTCGACCAGAGGGTGACGGGCGAGGGCTTCGGCCATGCCGGTGACGGCGGCCAAGTCGGCATCCGTGATCACCGTCTTGCCGGCTGCGATCATGTCCTCGCGCCACTGCTTCGCGTCCTTGGTCCGCCAGTCCGACCACTGCTCCGGCCGGGTGACGAACTCCTCGGACAGACCCTCGGAGCCTTCCAGCAGCAGCTTGTGCGCCAGACGACCGAGGGCGAAGGCCGGGCGATCCGGCTGCGGCGCCCGCTCCGGGTTCAGCGGGCTGTCGACGTAGTAGTGCGCCGGGCTCTGTGCCCAGATGGTGCGCAGACCGGACGAACTGATCGACGGGCCGACGGTCGGCTGGCCATGGTAAGCGGAAATGTCGAGCGCATAGACTCCCGGCTCGCTGATCTTGCCCGACGTGGGCATGGGCAGGGGATTGTGCAGGCTCACAGCAGCCACCAGAGAGAGCCGAGGGCGACAGCGCCCGCGACGAGTTGAAGGGACACCCGGATAAGGTTCACGGGCAGGCGGCGCGGCTCGAACGGCACAGCGCGCGGATCGCCGGGGCGAACCTGGGCGGCCAGTTCGCGATAGCGTTCGCGCGCGGCCTCCCAAGGATGCGAAGGGATGATGCGGTAGTCGGCCATGGTCATGCCGCCCTCGCCATGCTTGCCGGGGGCAGGGGGTCGTTCTCGGCTTCCCGAGCGTCCCGGATCGCCCAGGCCAGCGCATTGACGACCGGGATCAGCAAGCCGGGGTCTTCGGCCGCCGCCAGTTCACCGGCGAGGCGCAGCATTTCCTGCGTGGCCTGATCGACCGTCATCCGGCGCCGGGTGCGGCGGTCCAGAATCTTCGGGCCTTCCACCTTGAAGAGAGGCAGTTGCGAGGGCGGGACCAAGGCGAGGTTCACGTTGCCGGCCTTGGCGATCCCAGCGACGACGCCGGGCATGATTTCGGAGATGTGTTGCATCACGCAGCGCTCCTCAGAGGCTCGAGGGCCGAGGCGAGAATGTCGCCCGGGACGGTGACGACGACGCCGGCGAGGCCGTTCTCGACGTGCACGTCCCACTTGCCTGCGCCGCTGTTCGAGGGGGCAAGGATGACGCCGCGCGCTAAGCCGTGGGTGATGGCGTCGCCGCGAAAGTCGAGGGCGTACCGGCCCCAGCCGGTTTCGAGGACGGCGCAGCCGCAGTCGCCGAAGTTGGGGCCAACAGCGCGCACAACACGCGCGGGGATCAGGACAGCTTCGCCCGGAGTGAAGGTTGCCCGGACCATCACGCAGCCCACCGAGCTTGTGCTGCCTGGGCCTTCAGCGCGGCACGAACGGCCTCGCAGTCTACCGGCGGCTCGTAACCCATGGCGTCGCGCCACAGCGCTTCCTTGCCCGACCAGTTCGCGAAGATCGAACCGGTGGACATGCCAGCGGCAGCGGCGATGTCGCGGATAGTGACGGGGGCATAGCTGCCTGCCGGAGCCCAGAGGACGCGGGCGGTATGCAGCAGCTTTTCGCGCGTCGCCGCTTTGGCGAGCTGGCGCTTGTTCAGCTTCGGAGCGTCGTCGTTGGCGGCAGCAGTGATTTCGGTGTTGAGTGACATGGTTCGTCTCCCGGTGATGGGAGAACGGTAAGTCGGAGATTTCCGACCGTCAACACATTTTGTCGGAAATCTCCGACTATCTTGTGGTGCGTCAGTTTCGGTCGCCGGCGAACAACCCGCGCTCGACTCAACGATGTTCGATGTGTCGTGATGGGGGTTAACCTTTGGGAGGACAGGCATGCCGCGCCGGCTGCACTACTACGCGCAACCGTTTTGGGATCGTCGCCGGGAGCCTGCCCAGCGATACGAATTCGTGTGTGCTGTGGACGCAGAAGAAGGCGGCGAGATCCTCGCCCGCTCAGCCGATGGCGTGCTGGTCTATCAACAGTGGGCCGACCTTGAGCTTGAGCTGTTTGGAGAGGTCGAGGTGCTGGCACAGCATGGGTCTGTCCCGCTGGCCGCGATTGGGATCGACCCCGACGGCCGAGACCCTTGGCTGGACGACATCGCCTATTTCAAGATCGACTGCGGCGAAGCGGGGGATGTGTGGACCCAAGTAGATCCGATGGCGCGGGATGCGGCGGATGAGGAGGCGGCGTGAAAAGCTGTCGATTCACAGGAATAATTTCCTGTGGCACTATGGTCCTCGGTAGGCACCGAAACTGCATTGCCAACAGGCGCAGGAGGATGCTCGATGGCCGACACAACGATTGAATGGACAGACGCGACCTGGAACCCGGTCGCCGGCTGCCAGATCATTACTCCGGGTTGCACGAACTGCTACGCTATGCGGATGGCAGCGCGCCTCGATGCGATGGGGGTCCAGAAGTACGAGGGTCTAACGCGAAAGAGTGGCGACCGCTATGTCTGGACTGGAAAAGTCTTTTGCGATGAAGCCTCTCTAGCCGCGCCGCTGAAGTGGCGGGCACCGAGGAAGATCTTCGTCAACTCCATGTCGGACCTGTTCCACGAGGACGTTCCGGCGGATTTCATCAAACGCGTTTGGTCCACGATGCGGGCCACCCCGCACCACACGTATCAGATTCTGACCAAGAGACCGGACCGCATGGCGGCAGTTGTTGCCGACGAAAATTTGCCGGTGCTGAGCAACGTTTGGCTCGGAACGAGCGTCGAGGATAGCAAAGTGATCGGCCGTCTTGGTCACCTACGCGCCACGGCGGCCGCAGTCAGGTTTGTCTCGTTTGAGCCCCTCATCGGCTCAGTCGCCCAGGCTGACCTCACAGGCATCCAGTGGGCTATCGTCGGAGGCGAGTCCGGCCCCCGCAGCCGCCCAATGCTGGAAGAGTGGGTGGACGAGATCTACGAGCTGTGCGCCGACGCTGGCACAGCCTTCTTCTTCAAACAGTGGGGCGGCCGAAACAAAAAGGCCACTGGGCGATCATTCAGAGGTCGGACCTTCGACGAGATGCCGCAAGCCGTTGCTTTTTGAGCATGTCTGCCACGCCAGACTTAGCGAGATTGATAGCAGCATCACTATCGTTCGCCACCAGGAGGAATAGGGAGAACTTCTGCTGATTTCCTGCACCTAAAGGCAGCGCCTCAGAGACGAATGGGAAAAGCTCTCTGAGCTTTTTCTGGAAGTAGGATTCTATCTCAATCCTCCCCACTTTTCGTTTTTTCCGACTTCCACCTTGAAAGAATAAGTCGTTCTCGATGATCTCTTCTTCGTAAAGCTCTGTCCGCCATTCGGGGCCGCCAAGGACCGCATCTAAGCGGGCTTGCTTCCACTGGTCTACGGCGCTGAGGTCGTGCGCCAGTTGGCGCCCCACGGCCTCGATTGGGAAAAGGTACCAAACATCCACGCGGCGCGTCTTAGCGAGGAGCTCTAGCGTGCTCCAGGCGACTTGCATTCCATATGGATCAAGAAAAACTACGGCTCGCTGAAGACCCTTTCCGCGCTCTGGCATTCGCCAAGAATCACCGCCGAAGATAACCGGCAACTGCTCGTTTGCGTCGCCCCGAAGGCAGAGCACTCGAGGATCTTCTTGTAGCCTGCATAGGGCTTCAAATCGTCCCGCATCAGCCTCAATCAATACCACCCTCTTAAAGGGCGGCTGAATGGCGAGCGCCCTTTTGGCAGAGCCATCGAGTTGGACTTGCTCACGCCCGATGGGCGCGCTGACAAATAGGCCGCCCGTCTCTCGCTCGGCAGTTCTCTCGCCCGTGCCAGCAAAGGCATCTATGTACCAAAGATCGAAGCGCCACTTGGCTCCCGTCTTGCCCTTGAGGGCGACCGTGTAGAACTGAAGGTAGTAGAGCAGCGCGTCTAGTTTCCGCTCAGTCCAGTCGCCGCCAAAAGTGTGTTCGGCTTCTCCCATATCCTCCCCCGAGGTTATCCGTCAGTTCGCCGTCAGCAGCAGGTGGCGCTCTTCAGCGCTGGGCCTTATTGGTCACCCGGCTTCCCTGCAGGACCTCACCGCATCCTTCGCCCAATGAATACCCGCAAGATCAAATCGCGCACGCTCTTCGGCGTAGCCAACAAGAGCGTTAGGATATTCCCAGCTCTCTGCAACGACTTCTATCACCTGCTCTGTCACGCTCTCAGGGTCCGGCCCATGATCCTCCCAGAACCTGGCGCCGAGTACGCGATATTTTCCCGAGCCCCGATAATGAACCGTGTGCCACTCCGAATAGAACTTGTTGAGAGGCTCAGACCAAAACACCTCCAGGAACGGCGTGCCGGTGCGAGCCATCATCGACCGGACCCCTACCGGTACTGGATGTCGGCGGCCCTCGGCTGATTTATAAGCCCGGCAATCCACTCCGCCGCGAGTCTCAATCCGCCAAACCCGCCAGCCCTGCTCAGCCGCAACAATCTTCATGTAGACGCCCTCGTCTACTTCGCGCTCCGTGCCTACGGCCCAGGCTTGCGGTTGCGCAAAGGAAAGCGCCAAAGCTACGACCGCGGCTATCATCCAGCTTTCCTTCTCTCCAAAGTTTCAGCCATGTCGACCAAAGTCTGCAGGTCGGTAGGATCGAGAGCCTCAGTGATCGAGATGAGTTGCGCGACACGCTCGTTCGTCTCGAACGGGTTGGTTCTCAGCAAGCCTACATTCGTCGAGAATGCCCGAGCCAGCGCGTTTAGTTGGTCGGCAGTAGGCTGTAGCAGACCCTGCTCAATGTCCGAGATGGTGCCTGCGGTCAGCCCGCTATCAGCCGCCACGTCCTGCAGCGACAAATTCTTGTAGGAGCGCCACGCTGCTGAATAGACGCCATGCTTCGCCGCGGCCTTGAAGCGCGCCGACTCCTCATCAGATAGTCGGCGCCGCGAACGGCCAGGTTGGTCGAATGAACTGTCGGTGAAATACCGTTCGTCGCACTCCAGCGCGATGGCCAGTGGCGTCAGGATGTCGTTCGGAATAGTCGCCTTGCGACCGTTCAGAAGGTCGAGGACATAGTCCCGCCCCTTGTTAATCGCACGCGCCAACGCCACCGGCTTGATACCCACTGCATCGGCCCGCTCTCTAACCCGTGCTGCAAGCGTCTCTTTGTCCATGTCGGAAATATCCGATGGACCGCCAGACGACGCCACGCGGAAATCTCCGATTGACCAAGTCGGAAATCTCCGACTATCTTGCGGCTCATGGAAAGCACTCTGCGCCGTCATCTCGAAACCTGTGCCCTAGAGTTTGCGAAAGCAACTGAGCGAGAGGCATCGACTGTTGCCCGGTTGGCTACGGGAGATTGGCGGTTCTTCGATCGGCTGAACGAAGGCGCGTCTTTCACTGCGCGGAAATACGACGCCATCATGGCTTGGTTCTCTGCGCATTGGCCCGCAGATGCCGCTTGGCCAGCCGAAGTGCCGCGGCCTTTCGTTTCGGCCAACGACGACGCCCCCGCCAGCGAGGCGGCGTGACATGCTGTCATCGGCCGCTCTCCAGTTTCGACGCCAAGAGGCCCTGGTAAACGCGGGCACGGTCTACGGCCTGATCATCGGCGCCAACGAACTGGCCGTCCGAGGTCGCGAGACAGATGCGCTGAAGGCGCTGGCGACGATCACCGGCGCGCTGCCAACCGAGATCGAGGCGATCCGCGAGGTCCTCGCTGCCGAGCGTGAGGCCGCAAAGGCTCGTGACCTGACGCAGCGGACGCTCGCTCCCTTCTTCGGTCGCGTACCCGCTGAAAAGCCGAATGCCGCGAACGACGAAACCCAACCGCCTTCTCCCGAACAGCCAACCCCGACCGTCGCATGAGGGCGGCTTCGGTTCACCCAAAATCGAGCCCGGAACAAATGGGATACAGGACCTACAAGCCAGCCATCAGCCACAGGGAGCATGCGCGCCTGGCTGAGCTGCTGATCGACGCGAACGGCGGGACACTGGAAGCCTCGCGCGCCTGTCGCGTCAGCCCCGGCGTGCTGTCGACCTACCAGAACCCGAACCGGCCAGAGTGCACGATGCCGGCCGACGTCATCGCCGATCTGGAGAAGGCCTGCGGGGAGGGGATCTACAGCGTCGCCATTGCCGAGCTGCAGAAGCCCCAACCCATCACCGGCTGCTTGAAGGAACTGGCTTTCGACCTCGCCCAGGAGAGCATGGACGTCGTCGCCGTCGTCCGCGAGGCGCTGGCCGACGGGCGCCTGTCCAACAACGATCTCGACGCCATCGCCGCCGCCGAGCGCGATGCTGAGCAAGCCCTCGAGCGGGTCCGCGGTGTCCGACGGGCCATCGAAGCGGCGAGCCCGACCCCGCGGAGGGCAGCTTGATGGCCTTCCTGCTGATCATCGGACACGCGCTGTTCCTGCGTCTGGCGCGCAAGCCGTCGCTGTTCAACGCCAAGCCCTTCGCCCTCTGGCGATGACCGAACGGGACTGACCGCCCCGTTGAGCGGTCTTGATGGAGGGCCAGATGGCCAAGAAGCTCGAAGCTGACAATGACCAGTACCCCGACGTCCAAGGGACGATCGGCGCCATTCCGAATGAGCCGGACAATGGCATGGCGTCCCACGACGACATCCGCATGGCCGCGAACGAGATGGTCCAGCTCAATGAGGAGCGGAAGAAGCTCAACGCCAAGATCAGCGCTTTCCGCAAAGGCCTGAAGGCCAAGGGCGTCAAGCTCGGCGTCCTCGACGAACAGGTCCGCCTGCTGGAATGGACCCCGGAAGAGGTCAAGCAGTTCTACGCCGAGCGCGACTGGTACGCCGAGGCCATGCGCCAGCCCATCGGTTCGCAACTGGAGCTGTACGGCACCGACGCCACGCCCGATCCAGTCCGCGAACAGCTGAAGTGGCGCAACATCGGCTTCCGCGATGGTCTGGCCGGCAAGGGCTGGGCGAATGAGGCTCCCAAGGAATGCCCGCACGACTGCATCCAGTCCTATGGGGACGGCCATGAGGAAGGGCAGGCCACCGTTCGTCGCGCCTTCGCCGCTCGCTTGGCCCAGGCGCCGGTCGCCGAAGATGACGATCAGATCGACATCGAGGACGTGGCCAACGACGACGGCGACGATGCCGAGCATCAGCAGGACGCAGCCTGATGATAATGGCGCTCGACCTCGCAACCCAGACGGGGCTTTGCATCGGCGCTCCTGATGCGCGCCCTACGCTGAGCCAATTCCGCCTGCCGTCCACCGGCGCGGACGTCGGCCTGTTCCTCTCCGCTTGGGAGGACTGGTTGCGGCCGCAGGTGCGCGAGGTCGGGCCCAGCTTGATCGTGTTCGAAGCCCCAATCCTGGCGGGACAGACCCAGATCGCCACGACCCGGAAGCTCCAAGGCATGGCGGGCGTCACCGAAATGGTGGCGCACCGCGCAGGCATCGAGTGCGCCGAGGTGGCCACGTCGCAGGTGAAGAAGGCACTGACCGGCAACGGAAGGGCCGAGAAGCCCGCGATGATGGCCGCCTGCCGGGCCTACGGCTTCGACCCCAAAACCTCAGATGAAGCGGACGCCTTCGGCATCTGGCTCTGCGCCGTTCGCCTTCGTCATCCGTCCCATGCCTGGCGCTGGGAACCTCTGAACGCAGCGAGGACAGCATGAGCCATCACGGCAATAACGACCCATGGCCTGATCATCAGGTCGACGCCCTCAAGGCTCTCTGGGCCGAGCGAAAGAGCGCTAGTGAAATTGCGAAGGCGCTGGGCAACAAGTCGCGCGCGGCGGTATTGGGCAAGGCTCACCGCCTCGGCCTGAGCGAACGGACGGCTCCGGCGAACTTCCAGACGCATACCAGCACGGCCCAGGCCGCGCGCCAGCCGAAGGCCCCGCCTGTCAAACGCAACCGGGCGACCGGCGGGATCAAGATCGACAAGCCTGCGCCGGCATCCAGCTTCGGCCGGTTCGCGCCTTCCAGCCCGGAGGAGGCGGCCAAGAAGCGCGAGCATTTCGCCAAGCACGGCGCCGGGATCATCGACGGCTTTGCTGAAGCTGCGAATGACACTTCGATCCTGCTGATCGACCGCCGCCGGTTCCAGTGCTCATGGCCGGTCGGAGAGATCTCGGGCGCCGGACAGATGTGCTGCGGTCAGCCGGTCGACCCCGCCGCTACCGGCGCGACCGAGACCTATTGCCCGACCCATCATAAGCGAGCGGTCGGCAGGGTGCTCGCCGCATCCAAGGCTTTCGGGTTCGGTGAGCGGCGCCCGGCCCGTCGCGCCGAGTCCACCCCTTGGGATCAGGGGAGGGCTGCGTGAGCCAGCGCGAGAAGTATCTTGTTGAACGGATCGATCGCAGCCGGGAGAACGCGACCAACCAACAGGCGCGCTCGTCTCGCGCGATGTTCCTGCGCATGACCGCGCGCCGGACGGTGCGCTCTCTGATGCAGGACGTGGCCGATCCGAAGGAACAGGCCGCGCTTCTGGGCGACCTGATCGACATCGCCGCCGAGTTCCGCTGGCCCCTGATCGGCCGCGTCGAGACCGCCACGGCTCTGAACTCGGTCGCGGCCGACGTGTGCGCGATCTACCGCCTGCCCAAGGCCTTGAAGAACGCTGCCGCCGAACACGCCTGGAGCAGGCTGACGGCGGCAAATGATGGGGGGGAGGAATGAAGCCCCAAGTCCTGATCCATTGGGATGCGACGGGCATGCAGCGGACCGGCGCCACGGAAGGCGTCGAGGTCGTCTACGTCGACGAGCGTGTTCCGCACGACCGCGTCTATCGCAGCATGGGCAGCATCACGCCGGAGCTGGTCGAGCTTCTCGCCTCCGGGCGGTTCAAGGATGTCGATGACGCCCTGAACCATATCGATGGAGGTGGCGCATGAACCGTCGCGACCTTCTCGATCTCGAACTGAACTACGCCCGCATGCTGCGGCGTGAAGCCAAGTCGCGCGCCAAGCGCTACCCGGCCCTAGCTGAGCAACTGAACCGCTGGGCGGACGCCGCCGTCGGCCGCGCCGAAGCCATCCGTTCCGGCCCGCTCTTCGACACGGAGCGCGCGGCATGATGGATGATCCCCGCGACGCTGAAGAAGCGGCCAACGCCCTTCCGCTGAACCTGGAGGCCGAGCAAGCCCTGCTGGGCCAGCTGATGTTCGACAACGACGTCCACCGGCAGGTGCATGACGTCGTCACGCCTGAGGACTTCAGCGAGCCGTTCCATCAGCGGCTCTACGCCGCCATCGACGGGCTGGTGAAGGCTGGGAAGCTGGCCGAGCCAACGACGCTGCAAGCGGCCTTCACGGCTGACCCCGCCTTCGAAGAATTCGGCGGCTTCAGCTATCTGTTCGATCTGGTCGACCGGGCCCCGCCGTCCAACCGCTCGCGGGACTACGCCGCCCTGGTAGCTGACACCGCCGTCCGCCGTCGCTTGATCAAAATGGCGGCCGACGCCATGCATCAGGCCCGTAATCCTGAACTCTCCGGCTATCAGGCCGTGGCTCTCGCGCGTTCCGAGCTGGAAGCGGCCGAGCGCGGCGCGGCTCCCGAAGACGCCCTGTTCGTGAACGCCCATGGCGCCGCCTTGGCCCGAATGGATCGGTTGGAACTGGAAGTTGCCACCGGCAAGCCGAAGGGCGTGCAGACCGGTCTGTCGTCGATCGACAAGCGCCTCGGCGGCCTGATGCCCGGATCGGTCATCGTCATGGCCGGGCGCCCGGGCATGGGGAAAGCCCAGCCTCTTCACTCGAGTGTCCTGCGCGCAGATGGTTCCTGGACGACCATGGGCGAACTAGCTTTCGGCGACGAGCTGGCTTCGGTCGATGGCAAGCCGTCTGTCGTCACGGGCATCTATCCGCAGGGAGAGCGCGAGGTTTTCCGCATCACCTTGTCGGATGGTCGTTCGACCCTCGCTTGTGACGAACACCTTTGGACGGTCGAATGCTCCAAGTGGTCCGACCGTCGACGGACGGTGTCGACGGCGGACCTGAGAGCGATGCTGACGAAGGAGCGCTACCGCCGCCGGGTCTCGCTTCCCATGCTCTCGGGGGATTTTGGCCGGGACGCGGGCCTGCCGCTCGACCCCTGGTTCCTCGGCGCCATTCTCGGCAATGGCGGCATCGCCGGAAATGCGGTCATGTTCAGCACGGCCGACGCTGCGACGCTGTTCAAGGTGCAGAAGGTCGTAGGTAGCGATCGCGTCCACGAGACCACGGGTGACTACGATTACCGGATCGTGGCGAACGACTGCACGCCCGAGCAGAACGTCTCTTATGCGCTGCTGGCGCTCGGCCTAAAGGGGCTGCATTCCCACGAAAAGTTTGTTCCAGCCGCGTATCTGCGGGCATCGCGCGCATCGCGCCTGGCCGTACTTCAAGGCCTGCTAGACACGGACGGATGGGTTGAAACGTTTGGGGCCGTGCGCATCGCCCTCTCCAGCCAGCGGCTGGCCCAGGACGTCCAGACCCTCGTCCGGTCTCTCGGCGGGTCCTGCACGATCAACGCCAAGCAGCCGACCTATACGCACAAGGGCGAGAAGCGCGACGGCCGGACCTCTTACGTCTGCAACATCGCGCACCCTGACCGCGCTTCGCTCATGACCTTGGCGAGGAAACGGCGGCGCTGCGCCGAGCCGATGCGGTTCCGCGCACCGACCATCGTTTCCATCGAAAGCGTCGGCGTTGAGCCCGTCCAGTGCATTGCGGTGTCCCATCCCCAGCACCTCTACGTGACGGACGACTACATCGTGACGCACAACACGGCCCTTCTGGGCAACGTCCTCTACGGCGCCGCCCTGCGGAACCCGACCAAGCTATTCGCCGGCTTCTCGCTGGAGATGGACACCGACCAGCTGAACGACAGGGCCCTGTCACGCCTGACGGCCACCCATGAGCAGCCGGTCAGCTTCTCCGACATCGCCAAGGTCGCGCCACTGACCTCGTTCGATCTGCAGACCCTCCATGCCGTGAAGGGCCAGATCCCGAAGAACCTATGGCTGCGAGACAGGGCAGGGGTGTCCGTTGAGGACGTCTCTCGCGCCGTCTGGGCCATGAAGCGCCGTGGCGATCTGGCCGCCATCGGAATCGACTACCTCCAGCTGATGCGCCGGCCTGCACTGGCTGGGCGCAACGAGGCCTCCGCCATCGCGGAGATGACCGGTGCCCTGAAGACGCTCGCCCGCGAAGCCAAGATCGCGATCATCCTGCTTTCCCAGCTGAACCGCTCGGTCGAGCAGCGCGACGACAAGCGCCCGATGCTGTCGGACCTGCGGGAGTCGGGCTCCATTGAGCAGGACGCCGACGCCGTCCTCTTCCCCTTCCGCGAGGTCTACTACCTCCAGAAGGCCGAGCCGAAGGCCGGGACCGAGGAACACATGCTCTGGGAGGCCGAGGTCGCCCTGAAGCGCACGGTGATGGACGTGATCATCGCTAAGAACCGCCACGGCTCCGAGGGCTCCGAGCCCCAGCAGTACCGGGCTGAGATCGATCTCATCACTGACAGGAGCGCGGCATGAGTACCGTCGCCTTCATCAAGAACATGATGGACTTGGGGTTCTCGGCCGAGGACGCCATTCGCGCGGCCGAAGCCTACGAGGCCACGGCGGCCACTGCTCCGCGCGCACGGTCGAAGGGAGCTGATCGGCAAGCCCGATACGAGGAGCGTAAGCGTCAGAAAGCGTCAGAAAGCGTCAGGTCTGACGCATCTGACGTCACTGACGATGCTGACGCCTCCCTCCCTCACCCTCCTTCCCCCCAGA